CCGTAGATTCTACTTGGCTAATTTATTACGCAAAGAAAAGTTAATGCTTCGAGAGATTGGAGAAATATTCAACAAGTCACACGCTACTATTATACACTCAATAGAAAGCCATAAGCACTGGCATAGAGTACGAGATGAGCAGTATTTAAATTGCACTTTAGACTTAAGGGAACGCTTCCCCATTCGTGTTACACTACGACAGGAAATACTTAAAGTAAATTCAATGCGAGAATTAACTGATTTGAAAGCAAAAATAAAAAGTTGTTTATATTAAATATATTATTATATTTGTAAACCCAGTGCAGGGGAATTAAAAACTTTATTAGAAACCTCTTTGATGATTAGGGCTGCACTCCCGAAAGTTGAAGGGGTTTTATCATTTTAAGTGCAGTACTATGGCAGAAAACAAAAAAGGCTTTATTCTTTACGCCGACCAAAAAGAACTATTTTCACAACTTCCTGATGAAATTGCGGGTAAATTAATCAAACATATAATGGCTTATGTTAATGATGAGAATCCTATAAGTGATGATATTCTAATCAATATTGCATTTACACCTATTAAATTACAACTTAAAAGAGACCTTGTTAAATTTGAGGAAACTAAAGCTAGTCGTAGTGTAGCGGGTAAAATAGGTGCTGAGAAAAGATGGCAAGCTATAGCAAACGATAGCAATCGCATTATTGGTATAGCAAACGATAGCAAACCAAAGCAAACGATAGCAAAAATAGCTGTTAAAGATAATGATAATGTTAAAGTAAAAGATATACATATATATAGAAGCTTTGACCATTTAAGTTTATCACAAACTGATTTTGAAAAGTTAGTTGAAGTTTATTCAAAAAATGATATTGATGATATATTAGACCAAATTGAAAATAATGCAATGAACAAAAAATATACATCTTTATATTTGACCACTAAAAATTGGTTAAAGAGAAATGAACCTAAACAACCTGAAGCTTCAAGTGAGGATATTTTATATAATCATCTTATGGCACACGCAGCAAAATATTCAAAATGATACAGCAAAAAGGAAGCTCAATAAATTACTTGTTAGATTACCGTAATGGTAAAATTAAACAAGGCTTAGGCTTAGATTGTCCCCTAGATGATAATTTAAGATTTAAACCTAAACAACTAAATATTATTTTGGGCCACGATAATGTAGGAAAAACTTATTGGATAACCTGGTACTTTTTAGCACTTGCAATTAAACAAAATTTAAAGTTTATAATTTGGAGCGGTGAAAATCAAAGCGGACAATTAATGCGTGATATGATACAAATGTATTCAGGCAAACCATTTAAAGAGCTTACAGAAAAAGATATACATAGTTATTCAACTTACTTAGAACAGTACTTTGACTTTGTGGATAATTCAAAACTTTATAAGCCTGAAGAACTTTTAGCTATATTTGGTAATTCAAATGCAGACGCTTGTCTTATTGACCCATTTACAGGGCTTGATAGAGACATGACTTATGAAGGTAACTACAAGTTTTTAAATATGGCTCGTCAATTTGTAAACAATACAGGAAAAACAATCTACATAAACACGCACCCTAATAGTGAAAGTGGTAGAAGTGGTAATCTATACCCTGAGCAGCACCATTGGAAAGGACATCTTAAACCACCATTAAAGGACCACATAGAAGGAGGTAAAGCATTTTTAAATAGGTGTGATGATATGTTTGTAATTCATAGATTAATTAAGCATAAGGATATGAAGTTTTTGACTATGATAGGTGTAGAAAAAATCAAAGATATGGACACTGGAGGTAAGCACACTGAATTAGAATTACCTGTTCTTTGTGAATTTAATAGAGGCTTAGGCTTTACGATTGGAGGTGTTGACCCTTTAAAAAAACACAGGCCAAAACAAAAATTAACAATGATAGAAAGAAAATTAAACGACTTACCATTTTAAATATGAACTTAGAACTATTAAAACAAAAAGCAATACTTAAAAAAAATATTATTAAGATAGAAATATCAAAAGACGAAATAATTAAGAAGCACCCGAATAGAACTGACTTAATAAATTCTATGCAGGAATCACAAACCGAACTAGAAGATGTATATGCTTTTATTCACGAGATGGAGAAGCAATTACGAATGCAGGTTGAGACATCTTATAGACTTGAACGCTTAAACCTTGAATTGAAATATGAAGTTAAACAAGCAGAATTAAATTTGAAAATGTATGAGATGTAAAAACTGCAAAGAACAATTTGATCCTGTTAAATTTCTACAAAAATACTGCCTAAAAGACGAATGTATAAAAGTTTGGGTAAAAGCAGAAAACGAAAAGCAATGGACAAAGAAGAAAAGTCAAATGAAAGCCGATTTAACAACTTTAAGCGACTATCTTAAGTTAACTCAACAAGTATTCAATAAGTTTATTCGGATGCGTGATGAGGGCTTAAATTGTATTAGTTGCGATCTACCACCAAAGAAGAAAAATTGCGGACATTATTTTAGTCAAGGAGGGCATTCGGCAGTAAGATTTGACGAGGATAACTGCCATTTACAATGCGAACACTGTAACACTTTTTTATCAGGTAACCTGTTAAACTATCAAATAGGAATTGAAAAGAGAATAGGAGGCGAAAGATTAATGCAGCTGCAAGCTAAAGCACACGATGTAAAGAAGTGGACAAAAGAAGAACTAAAAGAAATAATAGAAATTTATAAAAAAAAGATAAAAAATATTGCTGATTAAAATAAAAGTATTATATTTGTGTATAATTAACAATTTAAAAACAAAACGCTATGAAAAATTTATTTAAAAGTTTAGCTGAATTTCAACAGGAAGTACCTGTTATTCACAAAGCAACACAAGGTTACGGTTACACTTATGCAGATTTGCCTAAAATCTTTGAGACTATCAACCCATTACTAAAGAAAAACGGATTAGGTTTTACTCAGTTAATCAACGGAACTGAATTAATTACTATTTTATTCCATTGTGAAAGTGGTGAAAGTATAGAAAGTAAAACAGCAATACCTCAAGGAGTACAATTAAAAGGTATGAATGATTTTCAAGTATTAGGAAGTGCTATTACATACCTTCGTAGATACGCTTTATCTTCGATTTGCGGGCTTGTAACTGATAAAGATACCGATGCTTCAGGTGAGCAAGTTAAACACGAACCAAAGAAGCCTACAATAGACGCTAAAAGATTTGATAAGGCATTAGAATCTATTTCAAATGGTAGTTACACTATTGCGGAACTAATTGAAAAGTTTGATTTAACACCTGCACAAACTAAACTTGTACAACCATGAAGGTAAGATGCAGCCAATTAGGTAAGATAATGACAAAGCCTCGTTTAAAAAGCGAGGTACTGTCACAAACTACTAAGACCTATATACAGGAGCTTGTACTACAGGAAAAATACGGAATCTATAAGGAGTTTTGGAGTAGGTATACAGACAAGGGTAATGCCGTAGAAGATGAGGCTATCAATTTAGCAATGGACACTTTAGAAGTTGGGTTCATATATAAAAACGAAGAAAGCTTTAGCAATGAGTGGATTAAAGGCACACCTGATGTTAATACAGATATTCTTTTAGATGTGAAATCAAGTTGGGATGCAACTACATTCCCGTTCTTTGAAGATGAGCTACCTAATAAAGATTATTTTTACCAACTACAGGGTTATATGTGGTTAACAGGTAAGCAAACTTCTTTACTTTGTTACTGCCTGATTAATACACCATTTGAAATAGTTGAAGATGAGGTAAGGCGTGAACACTGGAAGCAGCAGTCAATAGATGAGAGTCAAGATATTCGTGATTTTGTAGAAGCAAAGCATAACTTTGACCATATACCAAAAGAAAAACGAATCAAGACTTTTGTAATTGATCGTGATGAGTCTGTAATAGAAGAGATAAAAACACGAATAGAATTATGCAGAGAATACTATAACCAACTAATAGAAACGATATGATAATTTTACTAACAATACTGCTCACACCCGCAATAGTTTGGGGTTGGGTTTGTTCAATAGCTTATTTATTAAACCTTAAAAACGATTAAAATGGAAACAAAAAAAGTAACAATTGAAGATGTGGTAAAGAACAATGCTTATTGCCCAATTCCCGTAGATGTATTCCCAAACTTAATGGGAATCAATTTAGTAAGTGTAGATTCAGTTGAGTATACAAAACAAACAGATGGACAATTAGTGTCTATGACAGTTAATTTTATCCCTAACAACTAAATAATATTAAAAATGAAAGTAAAATTAATTAACAGTTATAAAGAATGGAATGTAATTTCTATTACTCCAATGATAGCAATAGACTTTGAAGATAAGTGTATTAGAATTGCATTTTTTATGTGTCATTTTGAAGTAACAATTAAATAAATATAAAATGGAAACAAAAAACAATTCAGGTGCTATCTTTAAAAATGATAACAAGAAGTCCGAAAACCACCCCGATTACAAAGGGAAAGTAAATGTAAACGGCAAAGATATGGAAGTAGCTTTATGGCTTAAAGAATCTTCAAAAGGCACAAAGTATTTCAGTGCTTCTTTTAGTGAGCCGTATATTAAAACTGATGAGCCACAAATTAGAGTGACTCAGTTAGATGCTGATGACTTACCATTTTGATATGTACATAGATGATTATAGTTTACGAGCTTATCTAAGGGAAGCATTAAAGACCAAAACACGAAACCAAATAGTTAAAGAAATACAGGGAAGAGGTGAGAAATTTCACCAATACAATATTGACAGGTTTTTGCAAGGTAAAGATGTAAGTTTAGAAACAGCAAAGAAGTTAGATAAGTACATTTACCGAATGAATATAATAAGCCCCTTTAATTAGGGGTTTTTTATTTTAAAGCGTTTATATTAAAATTAATTATATATTTACACTATGGAACTAATATTGATTATATCAATGGCTTGGTGGTTAGTTAACTTTGAGCCATTACAATTAGCAATAGATGCAATATTTGCTAAGTTACCTGTAGATAGTTTAACCGTCTTTACACACGCAGCTTTAGGGTGTTGGAAGTGTTGGAGCTTTTGGTTAACTATATTTATTACATTAGATTTTAGCTTTGCCTGCTTTGCTGCTTTAATTACCTTAATTTTAGATTTATGTTTGAACAAACTGAAATAGACTTAATAGCGTCTATATTTGAAACTGAGGAACTTGTTAGGACCGCAAAGGTTAATCTAAACAAATTAGCTAAGATAAAAGAAAAGTATACAGGCGTAAAAGAAAAGGATTGTTTCTGCTCTAGTGTAAGACGAAAAATTTGGTTTAAAGGTTTTAAATTATGGTATGAAAGCAATACTTGATAAATACATAACTGAGAATTACGCTGAGGTTAGGACTTACACTAACTACTTCCTTGTGCGTTTTAAATCTTTTATAGATGCTGACACCGTTATAAACAATTCTTATATTCATGTGGTAAACATTAACGACCCATTACCAACCGTTGAAAAGACAAAGAGCTATTTATTTAATACAATTAAGTACCAGGTGATATGGACATCTTCACTATCAAACAGGCACGATAGGATAAATTCAATGCCGTTCATAGTTGACAAAGATACTGCAGAAGATACTACAGATTTAGATGCTAAGATATTAGCTGACAAAACTTACAACTTACAAAAGGCTGTAATAGAAATATACAGGCAACGAATAAAGGACAGCATACAAAAGACAATATTTGAAGCTTACATTGATAAAGGATATAATACAGCTAGAAGCATGGCAAAGTATTTCGATATTACTACAACCTCAGCTCACTACATTATAAAGGATTTGAAACACGAATTAAACGAATTACAATATAGTTATGAAGATTAGTCAAGTACTCAGCACCCTATCTTTACTTGTAGCATTTTCTGCAGGTATTGCATTAATAGCTTTAGATTACCAATGGGCCGCCAGGTGTGCAGGTGTTTGGGTATGTATGTATTACACATTTTTAATAGTAGATGAATATGAAAACAAAAATCAAGAGTGAATTTATTGGTAAGACAATTATCAAACAATCACAGTACGGTGACCTTAAGATAGTAATAGATGAGATAACACCTGAGCGTTACGCTTATGTAACCTCAATAGGATTAGGCTATATCTTTGAAGAGGTAAAAGCCGTAGCTTATGTAGGAGTAGAAGAGACAAAGAAACCAAAGAAAACTAAAGAAGAAGATGAGAATAACTGAAATAAAAATAGATAGCGAAATTAATCTAAGGAGTAACGAAAGTACTTTAGACTTATATTTAAATGCTGAAAATGATACAGTCTTATTAAATGAGTTAATGTCCTCAAGAGCTTCTAAATTTGAAGTGCTATTAAAAGACGGATTAATCACAATTAACCTATTTGATACATTGACACCTGAAGAAATTAAACAGGAGAAAGTAAAAGCATTACAAAAAGAAATAGATACTTTAACAAGCAAAGCAAGATGAGACCCAAATTAATTGAGACACCCGAAAAGCTTATGCAAATGTTTGAAGAGTATAAGACCTATGTAGCAAACAATCCTAGGACAAAATATGTACTTTCTCAAAAGACAGCTGAGATGATAGCGGAGCCATTACGGGTACCTTTGACTATTGAAGGTTTT